GATTTGGAACGACAGTTATCTGCGATTTTCCCGCAAATTGGAGGAACCTACGACTACCTTCTCAACATCAAGACTGTGCAATATACCGAAGAGAGTGTGAAGGCACTCATTGATGAAGCAAAGCAGGCGAGAGTTGAATTGGAACAAATGAAAAAGACAAGTCACATTGATATGTGGAAAATGGATATTAAAAATATGTAGGCAATAGATAGGTATGGGCGAAGCTGCGAAAATATCGCTCAAAGCTATCGGAAAACAAGACACGTACTTACTTTCCGATGACCCAGCAGAATCCTTCTTTAAATATACCACGGATAAGAGACACTCTGATTTTAGAAAATACCACAGAAATCGTAATGTTATAAATCCGGGTACCAAAGCATCATGGCCCTTTGGTGAAACTATAAAAGTACAATTCAATCCAACGAACATGGGTGATCTTTTGAGTAATATGTACTTGAGTATAACTATACCAGGTATTAGTGATTATGCTACTAAAAATTACGCAGATCAACTGGGAAGACATATTCTTAAGAGTGTGACCATGTTTGTTGATGACATTGAAGTTGAGAAAATACACGACGACTGGGGAATTATTTATGACGATCTTTATTTAGAAATTTCCGAAAAAGTAGCGAATAGATTTCTTGTAAATAGAAACCTTGGTTTTGACGACGCACCTACGAACAATAGTGTGGCGCAATATGATTCAGATTTAGTGATACCACTTCACTTCTTCTTTTCTCGAAAGTTTTCTAGTGATGAATATGATTCAAATAAACCAAATAGACCATATTTTCCGGTGTGCGCCATATACAAACAAAAAATTGAGTTTGAATTTGAGTTTCATAAACAAACTTTCTTTACTGACACGGCTGATACATTATCGCTTTCATCATTTAATGTCGTGACTGAAGAAATTACTGTAAGCCCCGAAGAGAGAAGGTTTCTTTCGTCGGAGAGACAAACCCTAATTACAGATCTAGTTCGCAAACACCCAACAATTGTGAGTGATCTTAATAGGGATGTTATAAGAAATAACCTAGTACCAAATATCCCCGTAAAATGTATTCACTGGTTTTTAAGAAATACAATTTTTGAAAACGAAGATGATGCCGAAGGTGTGGGTGCCGGGGGTGAGTACTTATACGAAAACAGGTTTAATTTTTCATCAACATTAGATTTTCAAGGAGAAAGTACCACACTTTATCCATTAATGAAAGAAGCCAGTTTCTACATAAATGGTAATAAACTTCCCAATGTGACAAAAACTGGGCATGAATACTATAAGTATCTTGTGCCATATCACACACGATTGTCGAGACCGATTAGAAATATTTACACGTACAGTTTCTCGATGAACCCAATAAACGTGGAACCATCGGGAAACTTGGATTTCAGCCAAATACAATCCGAAAAAACTAACATTGAAGTTACATTAGATACAAATTCTGGGATAGATATAACAACTGAAACATTCTCACTCAATATATACTACACTGGTTATCAAACCTTTATTTTTGAGCGGGGATTTATGTCAGTTGCTTACTAAACAAAGATTCTTTATTGTCAGTAATATAATCAATAATATTATTCTTAATACACCATTTGATGAAATTCAATTGAGCCAATGTTGTTTGAATTTCATGAGATGTACATGGTACAATATAGGAAAATTTTTGAGATCTACAGAATGGGTCAAACAATTGTTTGCTGTATCCATTTAGACTCGATTTGTATGCACAATGCACTGTAAAAAGCTTTCCATCACCCGTCTTGTACGTTGTATGATTCTTCTTCGCATAGTTTGTAATGAACCACTCCAAATTTCGCAGAGAAATACCACTTGTTTTGTCTAATATAGTTAGTAGTTTAGTTCTATTCTTCTCGTCATTGTAAAATGTGTTGATAGATGTTAGTAGAATATCGTTTTTGCTCATTACCATACTATATACCTAAATCTCTAAGCCCTGATGTACATTGCTGACATGCCGGGCATTCCGGATCATAAAACTTCTCGGGACCGTGACTATGAAGGTTTGTACTCGAAAGAGATTTATTAAGATTTATACGAGCTCCCTGTACTACATGCCTAGAGCAATATCCATTGTGTATACCTTTAAATGTACAACGCTGACCATTAGCTTTTGCCCCTTTACATGTTGTGCTAGTATATGTTTCTGGCAAATCTTTCAAAAGAACATCTAATGAAATACCATGTTTCTTTGAAAGAACTTCCGCGTATTCATTGAGAACGGCGTTCAAACGGTGTTCAACCTCTTCATCAACTAGCTTTGTGATTTTTTCATAGAGACTCATTCTTAATAATACTTTGCTCGTAATTTTTAAATAGGTCTTCAACGGATTCATCCTTTTTCATTATAGCTTCCTTAAGGCGGCTTCTAAGAATAGCTATCGTACCCGTTTCTTCCAACCCAAGACGTTTGCACTCGGCGATGAGGTCATCTTTCTTCATACCATTCAGTGAAGGTACTTTTTTCGGTTTTGGTGGTTTGTGTTGATTAATGATGTCTCCAAATATCTCTTCCTTTACATTTTCATACAATGGGTCTAAGAGATCGCACACCGGATTCAAAAATTTATTGAGGAAATAATAGTGATAATCTACAGGTATACCATGATCCTCTACATATTTTGGATCTTCGGCTTTTTCGTACGCTTTAGCTTTGGGATCTTGAGTTTTTGTGAGAATATATGGAACACGGTCACCAGATTGTGGTTCAGAACCAGGTTTTCTTTCACGCATCTTATGAAAAACCTGAACATGCGATTGGTTAATATTTTCACTTAAATATTTACCAGTTTCCTGGTCGTATTTAGTAATTGAAACAGACTTCCCATTTACTTTGTACGTATCAGAAAGTCCTTGACTCAAAATCAATTTTTGGTTAGGAACATCACCAGACAAAAGTTCGATAGCTCTTTCCTTGGCGAGTTCTTTGGGTGGTGCGGGGTCACTGGAGGTTAATACTACATCAAGGAGTTCCTTACACACTTCGCGAACGTGTGGTGTGTTATCTCTTCGCACAAGTTGAAGACCTTTGACATCAATGTAGTCCATGTGCATATTACCATCTTTACCCTTTGTCCAGAGCTTGGCAGCGTATCGTTTCTTTGAATAGAGGAAATAAGGACAATAAACCTTTTCAAGTTCCAAATTATTTGGCTTTTTGAATAGAGCTGAACACTCTTCTGCAGCTCTCTCACCCACTTCCCAGCTGTATGCAATCGCTTCTTCACCTTTACGATCACCCACATCAAACTCGACCATAACCGAATCTGTATCTCCATATCTCACTTTTGCACCCGGAAAGTTCTTCTCAACATAGGCTTTAGTTTCTTCAATCATACTACGCCCTTTTGAAGTAGTAGTTGAAGCGATTGGAACACACGGAAGAATACCTTTACCAGCTCCAGTGAAACCATAAACTGAGTTCATGGAAATCTTATAAGCTAACTGCTTACCGTTATATACTTCTTTCATAAAACCGGTTGAATTTGCCATATCCCTCTTTGCTTGCTTACGAAATTGTTTCAATTCAAGAAGAATACTTGGAAGAAGACTTGGTACATCTTGGGCAAACTTGTACGTTCTATCACCAATATTGAAAGTTTCATATGTAATCCCGGGTACATTACCATACTTCTTTTCGTCCATCACATACGACGAATAACACAAGTTATGTGCCATCATAATAGACGGGTACAACGCCTCAAAATCTAGGGCTGTGATTGGTGTATAGTAAGCTCCCTTTTGAGCCTCCAGGACCGTAGCACCCTCATAGGGTTCTTCGGGAATAGCGCCATACCTAATGGTTGGAACCATGAATCCCAGTTCCCGAGCTTTCTTTGTAAGCTGTGAAAACACCTTGATTTGCTGACCCCGCTCAACGAGGAAAGTAGCCGGAACCCAAGTAGCCTTAGCCATCTCAACTAGATTTAGTAGAGTGCAGAGCTTCTTCATGAGACGGTGTGGAAGTAGAGTATCCTTGATACAATATTCAGCGACTTCTCTCAATTTGACGGGATCTTCCTCTCTGTATCGTGCAAACATTTCCTTTGGTGCCATATCAATTTTTTGATCACCAAGATACAATTTTGATACATTATCAAGTTTATAACTATCAAGTTTATACCCCTTCTTGACTTCGTGAAACAAATCAAAAATGAAACGACCAGGCATTGGAAGAAGCTTTAGAAGATTATCCCCAAGAGCGCTTGAAGAAAGCTTCTTAATCGTAAGTTCTGATTCAGTATCTTTGAGCTTACCCAAATTGAAAAACTCATAATGACATTTATTAATTTGTGCTCGCTTATAAATGTATTCCATATCAAAACCAAAGATATTCCATCCAGTGATGATATCGACATCCTTTGTATGAAGATACTTTTGAAAAGCTTCTATCATCTCCTTTTCCGTATCATAACTCAAAATGTTACAACCCTCCAGATTAGAATCGGTCTTCTTGTAACAAAGACACGTTTTATCATAGGGTTCGTCGCTACCAAACTTACAAAGTGAAATTGCAATTTGAAAGCATGCATCACCCAGAATATCGGCATCAGGAAACTTACCCGTAGAACTGTTACATTCAATATCTACAGATGCAACAACAAATGGTGCAATGTCGTCGCGTGCCACAGGATTCAGCGTTGTCCAGTCATTACAGAAGAGATCCATATCTACATTAGCGAGATGAGAACGAACGCATTTATCACCCGTATCAAGCCATCCAGTAGATTGAATACCAGTGCGATGCATCAGGCGCAACACTGGATCCAAGTTTGATTCATAAACTTTTACACTTTTGACCCCAAAAATATCAAACAGTTGTGGTGTTCGGTCAAGTGGTTTTCTCAAAAACGAATCTACAAGTCTTCGCGCTTGAAGGTGTTTAAAACTGATCTTCATGAACGGGAACTCTTCATTATTTTGAAATCCCCAGACATCCTTTGACTTCACAAGTGTATAAGCCACCAATGAATCTTTACATTTATCATCAAGAATATCATAAATTCTTTTAATCTTTCCAGCATCAATATTCCCAGGTAACTTTATAAAAAAATACGGAGTGAATGCAGTAGTAAGACATACCGATTTATTGTCTTCCGTTTTACCGAAGATGCTAATCAAATGCTCATCTTCTGTGTCTCTCGATTCCCAAGTCAATGCTTGGAAGACAACCATTCTCTCGATGTGTAATCATTCACCTAAAATTTTAATATACTTTATTAGTAAAAATGTCAGCTGCTTTGATTGACCTTGTATCTAAAGGTGCCCAGGATGTTTATATCACTGGTCAGCCAGAGGTTAGTTTCTTCAGACAAAACTACAAGCGGCACACAAACTTTTCCATGCGTCCAGAGCGCGTCGACTACATCGGCACTTTTGGTGCTTCCAATGAAATTGTTGTGCCACTTCGCTCGAAGGGTGATCTCTTGAGCTATGTCTGGATTGAAGCCGAGGGAATTGCCATCCCGGGTGGGAACAACGCTATGTTCGATACGTCGGCGTCTCAACCAACCACTTTCCAATTGTGGGTTGGTGGTCAAAAAGTGTGCGAACTCGATTCACTCTTCATTCAGGGTGTCTATAATTCTCTCTATAACGATACCGGTGCCAAGGCCACAACAAGAAACACATTAGAAACTACCAGAGCAAACTCAAATGGTGCTCATTATGTCATCCCATTTTTCTTCGGGGAAGACTGGACCAAGGCTCTCCCATTGGTGGCGCTTCAGTACCACGAAGTAGAACTTCGTATCAAGTTGCAGGATCAATATGTTAAATCGGGAATCCCCAAGATTTACGCAAACTATGTGTATTTGGATACAGATGAACGCAAATTCTTTACCGAGAATGAACATGAGTTGTTGATTACTCAAACCCAGTATCAACCGGGTTCTCAAGCAGACAATGAATTTGATCTTACTTACTTTAACCACCCAGTGAAAGCTATACACTTGGTCGCAGGTGATGTAGGTGGCGCTAACTGGGAAGAACACTACACTTTTGATACAGCTTCTCTATACATTAATGGCACTGCTCTTTTCGAAAATATGTCAAATGTGTATCATCACGACGTTGTTCCGGAAATGCATTGTAACGCCATTGGCAATGACACCCTTGACGAAGACACGGTTTACACATGGCCATTCTGTCTCAACTTGGCTAAGTCTCAACCAACCGGCTCCCTCAACTTCTCCCGCATTGATAACGCTAAGTTGCTTCTTAACAGCGTAAGCTCGGCTGATAGCTCAAAGCCCGCTCGCGTCTATGCGGTGAATTATAACATTCTTCGCATTAAGAATGGTATGGGTGGTGTTGCTTTTGGTAACTAATTTTACACGTAATATGTATAAGCAAAACATACATACGATTGATTTAAAAATATCAATGATATGTAGGTTAAACATGGAGTTAGTTCCAATCAAACTCATTAAGAATCGGAATGTCCGCAATCATCTTTTGAAAGTGAAAGGTGAGACAGATGAGATTGACCAAAATGATTACATTGAAAGTAAAATAAACACAAATATCGCTGCGAGACATCTTATGTCCATAGAAGATGCCGCTGAAATTGCCAAACAGCTTCTTCAAAGACCGGGTATTTTTGAACAAATTGGCAAGGATATAAAAAAAGAATCTAATTACGACTTCAAGTTTTTGTGTCGTAGAACATCTAAAATGACAAAGCCCACTAAATTGAATAGAAGTGGTGTTCATTATCTTCACGTAGCCCATACATATCCAAGTGGTGATGGTCACTACGCACTCGCCAAGATTGACCATGGAGAAAAATCAATAAAGTTATTCAACTCAATGGGAGCAAACAGAGCAGAATTCAAGAATGAACTTCGTGCAGTATATGGAAATAAGTATAGTATAAGAAACAAGAATTCTTCATTCCAACCAACTGGTGGGTTTGTTAGTACCGGTAAGCAAAACTATAAAGAATTGCTCAAGAACACAAAAATAAACATACGAAATTCAAAAGTTCTTGAAAAGTCTTTTGAGATTTCACAGTATGATGAATTGTCACAACATCACTTTTGTTACATTGAGGCTTTCATAGCCATGATGCATGATACATTGGGAACCCCACTTGGACCAAAAGATCCAAGAGATCGACTAACTTTCATAAAGATGGTTGTGTGGGCACTCATTCACAAATATACACCACCGTCAAATAGATCTTCACTCAAATGGGCGTACTTTGTCACAAACTTTCCATACTTTTTAAAAGTTACTGACACAAGTGGTAAAAGATTTAGGTTGAACCATATTGCACAAATACCAAAACTTGTGAATGGTGTTAATGTTGAAAAGGTTAGAAGAACTTTGGTAAAGATAGAACTTCCAAAAAGTATCAATAGTTCGTGGTCTCTCACACAAATCATGAATTGGGCTGGAAGTAAAATCTAAGTGTATTCTAAATGCTCCCAGTTATCATTATTGGAACTCTCACAGCAGCCGCAGCTTACACATTTTTAGGTGAAAACCTCGTAACTTCTAAAGAGGCTAAAAAGTTGATTCGCTCGGGGAAGATAAAGAAAGTTATCGATGTTCGCACAACATCAGAATATAGAGCTGGACACTATCGAGGTGCGATCCACATTCCAGTGAACACAATGAATAAGAAAACAACTGCGAAACTTCCAAAGAAGGGACTGCTCGTCTACTGCAACACTGGGCAACGGGCCAGATATGCGGCAGAGAAATTAGAGGCATTAGGATTTAGTGATGTATATTACATTGCTGGACACTACTCAAGTCTTAACTAAGAGAATCAACAATCTCCTTCGTCTTCTCATACATTCGCTTCGCGTGGAACTTTTCATCCTTGAGTTGTTCCCAAATCGTCAATCGATACTCTAAGAATTCCAAGAATCTCTCGGGGTCTCGGTTGGACTTGTAACGAATCTTCTCACCTTTCATAGCCTTATCCATCGCAGCCAACTTGGCTTTAAACAGACGCTTTTCCATGGCATCGGGTGTCTCACGAGATGTGAGTTGTTCAGTTTCCTTGAGAGACATTTGTAATAGTTGTGCCTCACATCTTTAATTGATTGTAAAGAGTGCCTTGTCTCGCCACGCGATTACTGTATTTACACTGACTCCCAATTCTTTTGATAAATCTTTCAATGTCAAATATTTACCATAATAACTTTCAAGAATGTATTGACTCACATCATCCAATCCATAGAGAATATCAGGTTCTGTATCGTAATA